TAACCCCAGACCAATGGGTTGCAATATCATTAGGATATATTGGAATGCAAGGTTTTGCAGATTTAGCTGCAAAATGGAAGGGAAACTAAATTATGGAACAAATTAAAAAACTCTTAGGAGAAACTGTCGTGAAGATTAAAATTATCGTTGGACTTGTGCTTGCTGGTTTGCTTGTAGGAGTTGCCGCTTGGCGCAAGCATGTTCAAGACGAAATGACTAAGATAGATCAAGCCGTTGCAGAAGAAAAAGTTAAAGAAGATGCGGCTGCAAAATTAGCTGCTGAAACTGCAAAACTTGAAGCTGAAAGGAAAGAAAAGGAAACTTAGATCGAATCTGAAAAGAAGGAAGCAGAAACTAAATTAGCAGAAGAAACAAAGGCAAAGGCTGAAAAACTAAAGAAGGCTCCAGCTGCTGAGGTTAAAAAAGAAGCAGAGGCTGTTTTAGGATTGAAAGAAAAGAAAAAGAAGGGAAAATCTAAGTAATGATTAAGTTTAAAAGCTTAATAACTTGGCTTGTGCTGACGGCTTTCCTGTCGGCACCGTCAACTATTGCTTTTGCTGAAGAAACTGATGCAGATGGTGATGGCGAAGGTGATTATGTTGAACTAAAAGAGAGCGAAACTGCTCCTTTTGACGGTTATTTGCTGCATAAAAATGCTATGGTGAAACTAATAACAGATAAACAACATGAATTAGAATCACTAAAGATAGGCTTTGAAGCAGAAAAGAAAAAACTCAACTTAGATATAGAAACTATTACTAAGAAAAAAGATATAGAGCTTAGTATTAATAAAGAAATGTATGAAGCACTATTAAAAATTAGGCAAGATAGAGTAGATGCATTAGTATCAGAACAAAGATGGAATGATGCCAAGTTAATCGGTAGTTTTGTTTTAGGCTTTGCAGCTTCAATTGCAATATTTTATGCAGCAGTTCAAGTCGCAAAGTAAAACAGCAACTAATTATTGTGTATAATAACATTTGAGGATATTTTTATGATTAAAGTAAAGTTAAGTAAAAAAGCACCAGCGATGGAAGAAAAAGAGCCAGTTAATGAAGTTATTGGAACAATTGTTATAGCTTTGGGCGCTCTTGTTGTTGGAGCATTAGCGGCTTTTTTCTCTAAATATGCTCTCTATCTCAAAGGTATTGGCAAGGAATTAGACGATGCCGATAAAAAAGTAAAAGATGTTGTAGAACAACTACCGCCAGAAGTTAAAACAGAATTTATGAAAGAATACGAATCTGCTATGGCTTCTTTTAAAGCTCAATAAGAAAAATTACAAAAATTAGGTAAAGAAGGTGCTTTAAAAGAGAAAGTTCGCCCTTCTGCAACAATCGCTGCTGAAATCCAGAAGGTTATTGCTGTTATAACAAAATTAAAAACAGAACATGCTGACGCATTAGAAAAAAATCCAAGATTATTGGCACAACTTGATGCTGGCATAAATGAAATGAAAAAAGTCTATAGCAAAATTTCTAGCCTTGATTTATTTGTTGCTGTTGCTTCTAAAGAAGACGCAAATGGCTTATGGAAAAAATTAAGTGGCGATCAACAAAAACAATTAGCTGATGAATCTACTTGGTTTAAGTTTGCAGAAAAATTAGTTGATGGTGCAAACATTCAAAAGAAAGAGTTACAACCAACAGCTAGAGCCTAAGAGGAAATATAATGAATACTTTTAAATTTAAAAATGGTAAATTTGTGATCTCAGAAGGCTATGGCTCAATGAAAAAAATGAAAGAGGCGGAAACCGAAACACCAGCAGCGCCAGCAAAAGAACCACAAACCGCTGGCGACGTATTAAAAAGCGTTGACCTTGATCCAAATGAATTAGCTGGTACAATCAAGTCGTGGGCAATCAGCCAAAAGATTAACCTTCCAGGAAAAAACTTACAAGTTTCGGAACCAGATTCTGGCAAAACAGCTGGTTCAGATACATCTGGAGCTCCATCACATTCAGCTACACCAGCTACTGGTGACAGAGATCAAACTATGGAAATCGATCCAAGAGATATAGAAGATTTAACATCAAGCCCTTTAAAACAAGTATCTCCAGTAAAACCAGTACATTCAGCAAGTGGTGATATTGATCCAAAAACTGGAAATTTTATTGGTACGCCAGATCCTAAATTAGCCGCAAAATATGCTAAACCAGCAGCTGCTGATACTACAGTAGCAGATGAAACAGAAGTTAGTGAGGAAGAACTACAAGAATCAAAAAAATATATCAATCCAAGAAAAGTTAGAAAAACAGTTCGTCATTCATCATTGATTCCATATCGTAGATAATATGAAAAAAGATTTAAATTATATAGCTGCTCTTGAAAAAGCAGTAAAAGAAAAATACGGCGAAATAGCAACATTGAATCCCAAGATGTTTTGGGATGAAGAAAAAGAAAAAAGCTATATAGAAGAAAGCAAGAAAGTAGTAAAAAAAGAATATGAGTCGCAAGATTCAAAAGAAAAAATCGAAGTAGAAGGCATACATGTTCCAAAAAACCTTCTAGAGAAAAAAGTATCAAGAGTATGTAATTATTGTAATGTATATTCATTTAATAAGCGCGATGACCTTTATATGAATAAATTTAACGCATGTTATAAATGTTATACGTGTAAATTAGAGGAAAAATAAAATGGCGAGTGTCATGGAAGTAGTAAACGGAATTTCTCAAGCAGTTCATGCTAAACATCACGGTGGAGCACAAGTTGGATTACGTCGTGAATACGATAGTTTAGTCCAGGGATGCTCTATCTATGATGGTAGAGTTATGGATGGATTTGGTGTTCAATTTCATGGTGATCTATTGATTGTGAAATATCACTCTGAAGTTCCTTTGTCGGACATTCATGATAAAAATTTTGAAACTGATATGCGCCACATGATGAAGGAAATCACTGCTTTTATTAAAACAGAGTACAAGAAAGTAACAAAAAATTCTCTTTCTCTAACAGAGCACGGCGACATTGAAGTGTTGGTCCAAACTGCAAACCGTAGAACTGGCATTGTTACTGCAAATCAAAAATATGAAATTGGCAACTTAAAGGATCTAAAGACACAACAAAAAATTGCTTCTGAAGAAGCTTCTTTTGAAGATGTTGCAAAGCGTTGGTTATTAAATTTAAAAAAATAACAGGGTGATTAATGGCATATGTATTATCAAAAGAGGAAATTAAAAGAGAGATACTAAAATGCGGTAAAGACCCCGCATACTTTCTTGATAACTATGCAAGAATTACTCACCAAGAACGCGGAATTATTCCATTTAGAACTTTTGATTTTCAAAAAGAACTACTAAAAGACTTTCACGATTACAGATTTAACATCATCCTCAAAGCCCGTCAGCTTGGTATTTCTACCATAGTGTCGGGCTATGTTGCTTGGATGATGATGTTTCACAAGGAAAAGAACGTCCTTGTTATGGCGACAAAATTAAATACCGCTATTGAAATCGTTGATAAAGTTAAAGATATTATTGAATCAGTGCCAGAATGGTTAAGAATAGCAACTGTTACAGTAAACAACAAAACAAAATTTGAATTAAGCAATGGCTCAAGAATCCACGGAACTCCAACTTCAAAAGATGCTGGTCGTGGTCAAGCATTATCATTGTTAATTGTTGACGAAGCTGCATTCGTTGATGATATGGATGATCTTTGGACTGGTCTTTTGCCAACCATTTCAACTGGTGGACGCTGTATTGCGCTTTCAACTCCTAACGGTGTAGGAAACTGGTTCCATAAGACTTATATTGAGTCTGAAAGCAACGCTAATAATTTTAAATCAACAAAATTACCTTGGACAGTGCATCCAGATTATGACCAAGCTTGGTTTAATAATATGACGAAGAATATGTCTCGTCAGAAAATAGCCCAAGAATTTGAATGTAACTTCAATCAGTCTGGTGAAACTGTAATCCATCCCGATGACATAAAAAGAATAAAAGAGTCAGTAAAAGAGCCAAAATATAAAACATGGGTTGATAGAAACTACTATGTTTGGGAAGAATATAAGCCAGATGGTTCCTATCTCCTATCAGCTGACGTTGCCCGAGGCGATGGAAAAGATTATTCTGTGTTTCATGTACTTGATGTTAAAGAAATGCGCCAAGTTGCAGAATATCAAGGCAAAGTAGATCTTGATAATTTTGCTAAATTACTTCATGACACAGGTAGAGAGTATGGAAACTGCATGATTGTTGTTGAAAATAACAACATAGGCTTTGCAGTTTTAACAAAACTTATTGATATGCGATATTCAAACGTATATTATAGCTCTAAGGGCGACTCTAACTTTGTCGACCAGCTCTCAGCACAGTATTCAAGCAATACAATTCCTGGATTTTCAACAACAATGAAGACCAGGCCATTAATAATTGCCAAACTTGAAGAGTTTGTTAGAAATAAGGCTCTTGATATATGCTCGCAAAGACTAATTAATGAATTAGATACTTTTATTTGGCATAATGGTAAACCAGAAGCCCAAAAAGGTTATAACGACGATTTAGTTATGGCAATGGCAATTGCATGTTGGATTCGTGACACTGCAATTATTAACAATGATCGTAATTTAGAGTATTCTAGAGCAATGATTGGCTCAATAGGTAAAACAAGTAACTATTTAAATACGTCGATTAAAGGTATGCGTCAATACGAAAAAGTTCAAGAGCAAGAAACTCATAAAAATGTCTATAAAGAGTATGCTTGGATCTTAAAAGGTTAAAATAAATGGCACCAAATAAAAATTCAATCGCAACTGAAAAAAAGAATCCAAGGAACAAAGAGTCCCCTCTATATCTTGGATTGACAAGACTATTCTCCGGGCCGCTTGCAAATTTTAGAGCAGACTCTCAGCTAAGATTTAAAAGAAGAGATCTTGATCGCTTCAAGTTCACCTCAGCGAGTGGTCAAAGCTTTAAAAAGAAGAGTTATAACCCATTTGAAGCCATTCAAAGTAACATCATGGCTAATCAAAGCCGTGCAGAACGTTATAGCGACTTTGATCAAATGGAATTCATGCCAGAACTTGCATCTGCACTCGATATTTATGCAGATGAAATGACAACAAGCAATCATTTTCGTGAATTAATTAAAATTGATTGCCAAAATGATGAAATTAAACAAATTTTGTATAATCTTTACTATAAAACACTAAACTTAGAAACAAACTTGTTCGGTTGGTCCCGTACAATGGTTAAGTTTGGTGATTTTTTTATGTATCTTGACATTGACGAGCATTTAGGAGTTAAAGGTGTTCTTGGTTTACCATCACCAGAAGTAGAACGTCTTGAAGGACAAGACGAAACCAATCCTAACTATGTCCAATTCCAATGGAATAGTGCTGGAATGACGTTTGAAAACTGGCAAATTGCTCATTTTCGTATTTTAGGACAGGATAAATACAGCCCATATGGCACTTCTATCCTAGAACCAGCTCGTCGTATTTGGCGTCAACTAAATTTGATGGAAGACGCAATGATGGCTTATCGTGTTGTTCGTTCTCCTGAGCGTAGAGTGTTTTATATCGATACTGGTAATATTCCACCTCAAGAAGTTGAGCAATATATGCAAAGAATTATTAGCGGTTTGAAAAGAAACCAAATAGTTGATCCAAATACAGGCCGTGTAGATCTTCGTTATAATCCAATGAGCATTGACGAAGATTTCTATATCCCAGTTCGTGGAACAACAAGCGGAACAAAGATTGAAAATCTTCCTGGTGGTCAATTTACAAGCGCAATAGATGACGTTAAATATCTAAGAGATAAGATGTTTTCTGCAATTAAGATTCCACAATCTTATTTAGCAAGAGGCGACGGCGCAACAGAAGATAAAAGCACTTTAGCACAAAAAGATATTCGTTTTGCAAGAACAATTCAAAGATTACAAAAGCCAATCATTAGTGAGTTAGAAAAAATTGGTATGATCCATCTTTATACTCTTGGATTCCGCAACGATGATTTAATTAAATTTAAACTATCATTAAATAACCCATCAAAAATTGCAGAATTGCAAGAATTAGAACACTTTAAGGTTCAATTAGAATCAGCTGGTGCGGCAAAAGAACAAGGATTTAGCAAACGTTGGATCTTTGAAAACAT